GCACTCAGCATATTTTCAAAACTAAAACTAAGGTATATTATAAAGATTGTGCTTTAGTTGAAAAGGCAACTGTTTATGACTATCCAATACAGAATTTAGATGATTTAGTTATAGTGTATAAGACTAATAAAGCTATAGTTCCTACTATTGATGGATTTGTAACGTTAACGTTAGGTTATGAAGATATAGAGGATATTCCAAATGAATTAATAGACTGCGCTTTACAACTTATCAATTTTTGGTTTTATAATTCAGAGACTAAAGGATCAACTAATACTATTCCTGATTTTATAGTAGCTAATATTGATGTTAACAGAAGATTTATATAATGGCATTAGCTCGCAAATACACAAAGAGAATTGAGGTTTGGAAAACTACAACAGAAGAAGATGGGTTTGGTGGTAATATAGTAATTGAAGATTTAGACTTTTCTATGTGGGCAAATGTAATAGCTAAAAGAGCATATATAACAAATGAAAATGGGCAGAATGATAACTTTGTACAAACGATATTCACTGTTAGAAATAGGGTTAATTTAGATATTTCTATTAAAGATAATTTCATTAAGTATAATAGTTTGATTTACGATATTGATGGTATTATAAACGTTGATTTAGACAATATAGATATTCAGATACAAGCAACACAACGAGAGTAATGGAAATTAAAGGGTTGAATAGTGTTTTATCGGATATTAAGAAGTATGGAGCAGAAGCTGTACAAGATATTGAAGCTGTAACTGAACAAGTAGCTAGGAATATAGAAAAGTATGCTAAATCTTCAGCACCTGCTGATTTAGGTAAATTAGGGCAGTCTATACAGGCGGTGAGAATTGACAGAGATAATTGGAAGGTTGAAGCGGGCGGAGTTTTATCTCCGTATGCTCCATTTGTTGAGTTTGGGACAGGAGGACTAGTAGAAGTTCCTGAAGAATTAAAAGACCAAGCGATTAAATTTAAAGGCAAGGGAATACGAAAGGTAAATTTAAGAGCAAGACCATTTTTATATCCTTCTTTAGTACGTGGAAGGATTGAATATATTGAAAAATTAAAAAAAGTATTAGAGAAGTATGGTAAATCCAAACAAATACGTTAGAAAGGCTATTTATGATGCTATTAAAGACACGTACACGTGTTATGATATGCAGGTAACTGGAAAAACTAACCCTACTCAATATGTAATTATATCAACACAAGATAAAGAAATTGATAAGGCTACTAAATGCGGTAATAGATGGATAAGCCATACACTTTTAGATATTGTTTGTATTTATAATGGAGCTGGTAATGTAGGTAGTAGAGTATCTAACGACGATATAGAAAATGCTATACTCTCAATGATTGAAAATATATCTATTGATGGCTATACAGTATTAAATCGTCGTTATGAATTTCCATCAAACTTAGATAGTAGTACATCAACACAGACAGTATATCGCAACTTTATTAGAGTTATTTTAACTTTAGAATAAAAAAGTAGTTTTTACAACTACATTTAAAAAAAATTATTATCTTTGAAATAAAAATTTAAAAAATAGAAAATATGAGTATAAGAGGAGAAAAGGGCATACTTTACATTTGGGACAGTTCAACATATAAGCCTGTTGCTTGTCTTACGTCAAATGGATTATCTAGTCAAATGGCTATTATAGAAAGTAAAACTAAATGCTTTCCTGGAGTAGTTAAAAAAACACCCGGCACTTTAAACAATACTATTGATGCTGAAGGTGAGTATATCGATACTACTTCAATAGGTGGTGATACTGCTAAAGTTTCTCACGATAGAATGTTTGAACTACAGCAAAGTAAAACTTTAGTAACGTGGAAAATAGATACTAATGTTGATGATAGTGCTTCTATTAAATATTATGGAACTGGGTACTTTACAGATTTGAAAGCTACTTTTGGAAGTGGTGATGAGGTTTCTACCTTCTCTGTAACTATTGGAGTAGATGGAGCCGTAAGTACTGTTGACCCTAACGATTAATTATGAAGCAAATAACGCTTAATATAGGAGGTGAAGATAGGATTTTCTATTTCGGTTTAGGTTTTTTAGGTAATCTATTAGAAAGTGAAAATATAGAGATGTCAGAGATTGACGATGCTTTAGCTAAAAATCCATTTAAATGGATTCCGTTAATTATGTTCTATTCCTGTGCTTATGGATTTAATCGTAAAAATGAATTTCCTTTATTTGATTCTGCGGATGTTGCTGACTGGATTGATGATATAGGGATGAATAGCGAAGTTGTAAAAGCATTTTTTAAAGCGTTTACAGATTCATTAACTAAAGATGTTCCACAGCAAAAAGAGGTTAAAAAAAAAGTAGTGAAAAAATAAACTGGAGCGAAGATGTAATTTCTTTTGCTATAGGCGAATTAAAAATGTCGAGTTTGGAAGCGGTTTACGATATGACGTGGGCAGATTTTCAAATTCGACTTTTTGCATATAAAAGGAAAGATTTATATGATTGGCAGAAGTTACGGGAGTTAATGTGGACTATATACTATGCGCCACATCAAGACCCAAAAAGAATGGTTAAACGAAAAGAGTCTTTTTTACCTTTAGATGGCGAAAAGCAAATACAAGGGGTTTCGGAAGAAGCTAAGCAAAGGTTTTTAGAAGAATATAAAAAGTATCAGGCAAAAATACAAGCATAATGAGTGGCGGTAAATTAGAAGTATCCATTGGAGCAGATAAATCGGACTTTGACAAAAAAATCAAGGAAATTGAATTTGATATTAAAGAGCTGTCAAAGGTTAAACTTGATAAGTTAAAAGTAGGTTTAGACACTACTGAAATTAACAATCAGATTAAAGATGCTAAGAACAGTCTTAGATCCTTACAAACTACTGTAAAAGATACAGGCAGTAGCTTTACAGGCTTAACTCCTAAAGTTGCTAATGGTGGAAATGCACTTATGCAGTTTAGCCGTATAGCACAGGATGCTCCTTATGGTATAATGGGAATTGGTAACAATATTACATCTACAGCTGAGGCTTTTTCATATCTACAAAAAGAAACGGGGTCAACGGGCGGAGCATTAAAGGCTTTAGGTTCATCATTATTGGGTTCAGGAGGTTTATTACTAGGGGTTTCATTACTTACAACAGGTTTAACTTTAATGGCTCAAAGCGGGTTAAGTGTTGGGGATGTAATTGATAAAATTACGGGTAAGTTTGATGCTTTTGGAAAAGAATTACAAAAAGCTAATGAAGATGCTATAAAAAATTCAGCTACTGAAATATCAGGAATGAAGGCTTTAGTTTCAGCTGCTGAAAATGTTAGTTTATCAATGCATGATAGATTAATAGCCGTAAATGAACTACAAAAAGAATATCCCGGTTATTTTGGCAATTTATCTAAAGAACAAATATTAAACGGAAATATTAAAACTGCTGTTGATGGAGTAACACAAGCATTAATAGCAAAAGCAAAAGCACAGGCATATACTGTTGAATTAGTTAAATTATCAGAAGAACAATTTAAACTTGAAGAAGAAAAAAATAAATTACTTGACGAACAAACTAAACTTCAAAAAGGACTAGATGAAGCAACAAAAGGTGCGACAAAAGGAGGCGGACAGGCTATACAAGGTTTAAATTTAGCACTTTCAAGTACTAATTCCGCATTAAAAGATAATCAGAAAGAATTAGATAAAAATGCTTTAGCACAAGAAAAATGGACTTCACGAATTAATGAAAGTGTTGCGGCTTCAATTAAGTTAAAAGATGAAGTTATAAAGCCGGTTAAAACATTTGTTACTCCACAAGTTTCAAATATTTCGCCATTAGGTATTCCAGCTCCGTTATTTGATGTAGCAGGTATAGCATTATTTAATGGTCAAGTTGATGCTTTTGGGAATAAGATAAAAGAGTTACCTGATATTATTAAAACTACTATTGATAATATACCATCTTTAATTGATGAAGGAGCTATAAGAATGACTGCTGCATTAAAAAACTTTAATGATTTAGCTTCAGGAATTATAACCGATGGAATTGCAAATACATTTGAAGGATTAGGACAATCTATAGGCGATGCCTTAGCAAATGGTGGGAACATATTAGATGCTGTTGGTAGTTCTCTATTAAGTTCATTAGGTACTATATTAACTGAAATGGGTAAAATGGCTATTCAGATTGGAGTAGGATTATTAGCTATTAGATTTGCGTTACAATCTTTAAATCCTTATGCAGCTATAGCTGCTGGAGTTGCTTTAATTGCTTTAGGTTCATTCTTCAGTTCAAAATCAAAATCAATAGGGGGTAGTATTGGAGGTGGAGCTTCATCTAGCTCAGGAAGTGGAGCAAGTAATAGCAGTTTTACAAGTA